GAATAGGGCGCAGCCGCCGCAGCCGCGGCCCCGCCGAACGCACCGGGATCCTGCAGAAGCGGCACGGTTGCGATCTGGAGCGTGGGGAGTTTGGCCCTGACTGATCCTTCCGGGGAGGCCGCGCCGCCGGACGCATAGCTTGCGCCCCCGCCGGCTCCGCCGAAGTTCATTGAACCGAACAGGCTCCCGAAGCCGGGGATCGCCTTGATGAGGCCGCCGGCCAGCGAGAACATTCCCGCCTTCTGGTAGGCGCGACCCTCCGCTTCAGCCTGCTCCGCCTTCATCCGCTCGCTCAGCACGCGCGTCTGCCGGTTCCGCTCGCCAATGACGCGCTGATTGTCCATCACCGCCATGGTCGTCGGACTGTTCACGTCGGCGCCGGTGGCAGCCCGGATCGCCAGGATGTTCCCCAGCGTCGTCCGCAACTCGTCGCGCGATGCGAAATCGACCTGTTCGGCGCGAGCCCTGCCGACATCAGCGGCGCGAAAGCGCGCCTCCGACGCAGCGCCGGACTGCGAGGCGCCAGCGACGCCGCTCGCAATCGCCGAGCCAATCGTCACCAGGGGAGCAATGACACCCATCAGACCGTGACCTCCATGCCCCACTCAACCATCGTCAGCCGCCCGGGCACACGCTGGCGCATCGTCACGCGCGGCTCGTGGTCCCGGCCAAGGCCGCGGAAGGTGTAGGTTTCGTCGCGGAGCGGCGGGCGCTCCTCCTCGTTCTCGCCGGCGCGATAGGCCGGAACCTCGCGGATGTGCCCGCCGATCTCGACCTCGAAGCCGTTCGACTGCTGAACCCGCATCGAGACCTTCGCGACCTTGCGGCGGCGCAGGCTCTGCTTCACAGACTGGCCTTCCGGCGCGCCGGGGATGAATGGCTCGAACTCTGGGATGTAGTTGAACCCGGCATAGAGGGGCTGATTTTCGACCGTATCCAGGTCTTCCTCCAGCACGCCATCCACGCCGACCGTCACCTCGCCCCGATACCATTCGCCGTCGAATACGTGCAGGATCGCCCCTTCCGCGAAGGCCAGCGCGTAGATGCCGTCGAGTTCCAGGTAGCCGCCGCCGTAGAGTTCCAGCGGCTCACCGGTGGTCAACTCAAGGACGTCGATTCCAGAGCCCAGATAGAGCTCGACCGCGCCATCCAGCAGATAGTCCTCGTCCAGAACCTCGACCGTCGAGCGCTCGCCGCCCGGCAGGTCATAGGTCACCATGAACAGGACGTCGCCGCGGTCGGTGGCGAGCCAGCGCACCAGGCCGTCCCCGTCCCATGGCGTCCAGCCGGCGAACTGCTCGCGCGCATTGTAGCGACCGACCGCCAGCGTTCCGTCGGCGTTGACCACGTAGAGGTAGCGTTCGGGCGTCCGGGCGTCGCCGGTCGCCGCCACAAGGCACACCGGATCGTTGATCAGGTCAGAATGCAGTTCAGACGTGTCCTGCACGATGTAGGGGCGCGTCGTCTGGCCGGTGCCGACGATCGAAAGCACGCGGGTGGCGCCGAAGTTGAGATAGACCAGGCCTTCGGTCGTGAACGCCGGCCGCGCCGAGGAAGCGCCGTCCGAGGAGATGCGGCGAAACTCGACACTACCGGGCACCAGCGGGCTCGCGCCGGAAATCGGCACGTAGAAGACGCCCTTGTCCGTGAACACGAACTCGTCCTCGCCGCCGATGACGTGCTGCACGATGCAGTTGTCCGGCACCACCTCGAAAATGGCGTCGCTCGCGTTCGCGCCGGCCCGCAGATCGGTGCCGTCGCCGATCGCCGACCAGATGATGCCGCGGCCGAGCTGCCGGAAATTGGTGAAGATGATCCGCTGCACGTCTGCCGAGATCGAACCCGGCCAGCCGCGATAGTCGGACATGAAGCACTCATCCCAGACGAAGGTCGCGCCCGGCGACGCGCTCGACTGGCTCGAAACCGTCGTCTCGCTGTTCGGGCCGACGATCTTCTCGCCGTTGGAGAAGCCCGCGTAGTTGCTGGTCACCACCACGAACAGATGGCCCGATGTGACCTGCACCACGTGCCCCTGCGATCCGCTCGTCCGGCCCTCGACCGCATCGCCGACGGCGAAGTTGCCGCTGTTCGCCACCGTGACATCGAAGGTCGGCGGCAGCTCCTCAATGACAGTCCCCACCGCCGTGTCGGCGTCGGTAACGGAGGTGATTTCAATCTGCTTGCCGGAATAGCGGATCCGATTGCCGACGTGGATCGTCGCGTCGAACACCCCAGCGCTGGCCTCGATCGTCACCGAGCCCGTGCGCGCCGACGGCTGGATGGTGATGCCGGTCGGGGCGTACCGCCAGAACGGCTCCCGCGTCGCGCCGCTGGAGTCGGTCAGATAGGCGTAGTCGTCAATGACCCACGCGTCCGTCGCCTCGTCATAGGCCACCACGCGCGGGCGAAAAGTCTGGTGCCCGATATAGACCCTGGCGCCGTCCTGCTGCACCGTCAGCGCATAGAGCAGGTCCGCGGTCCACGGCTCTCCGGTGAAGGTGTGCCGCGTCTGCGCCAGTTCATCGCGGATCGTCAGCGTGCCAGCCGTCATCGTCAGCGTGAACTCAGTCGCGGGCGTTGGACGCACCTTCTCCGTCCGGCCGCCGTCGAGGAACAGCACGCGCCGCCCAGGACGTCGCTGCGCCGGGCCACCGGACAGCGCCCGCAGGTTCTTCATGGTGCGCGCGGCCGAGCGGGTTTCCTTCTGGTCATCGCGGCGCTCGTTCGAGGCGTCCTGCTGCCCGCCGGAAAAGTCGCGCTGCCGGGTGACGATCTTCGGGATGCTCACGGAAAGCCCCTATAGACCCTGCCTCCGTGACGACGACGCTGCGCCGTGCGCGAGCGGAACACAGCCCGGCGCCCGCTCTGCTGGTCGGAGCGGGAGCGCACGGTCTCCAGATAGCTTTCGGCATCGGACCGCTTGCGACGCGCCTCGTCGGGATCCTCGTTCAAGCCGGCGTAGATGTAGGACTCGACCATCATCGCCACTACTTCGGAAAAGCCGATGGGATAGGCGGACTCGGGCGGAGAGCGCACGTAGAGGCATGAGAGCGCAACGTCACTCGCCAGCGTTGCCGAGTCGATGTTGCAGCAGATGCGATTGCCGACCACCTCGTACTCCCCGACCGGCATCGTGCCGACGTAGAGGCCGACAACGTGCAGGCTTTCCGTCGGGACGGCATAGGCGTGGGTGTAGCGCGGGGTCGGAACCGGCGTGACGGCGTTGATCGTCTCGCTGTCCTTCGCGAAGCCCCAGTTGTGCCGCGACAGGGTGAAGTCGACGGCCCGGCGATAGGCGACGTCCGCCACCTTCCATTCGGGCGAGCCGTCATATTCGACGTTCACCTCGTTGTTGCCCGTGACGGACAGAGCATTGTTGATGATCTGGAGACGTACCGACATGCCGGCACGCTATGCGCGCCCGGCCAGAGCCTCACAGCACTCGCGAAAAAGGCCGCGCTCCGGTCGGGGAAGCGCGGCCAGTGTCAGGGAGGAAACGCCCAAGGAGGGCATGCACTGCACGAATGATCAGGCGGCCGGGGGGATCGTCTTGCCGTCGTCCGCACCGGGCTTGCCGACGCGAGCATTGGTCTTGGCCTTCGGCTTGCCGTCGGGCTCGAGGGCCGGCGCATCCATCGGGTCCGGCTCCGCCAGCGACCATCGCTTGGGGTCGTTCCGGCAGGCCTCGCGCGCGTCGACCATCCACATCTGATGCTCGACGACGCCCTTCTCCGTCTTCTCGTAGGCGATGACCTTGCCACTCATCGGTCGCGCTCCTTACCGGCCAGCCTGGGTCGTGCCCCAGGCCGAATAGGTGATCGAGGACGAGGCTGCGCCCACCACCGTGTAGATGCGGAGGTAGCGATAGACGGTATCGTTCTGCTCGTTGGTGAACGGCATCTCGTACCGGCCGATCGTCGAGTCCTGCGCACCACCCTGCCGGACTTCGGTCGCGCCGAGGTTCAGCTGCGCCAGGTTCTCGATACCGGACGCGAAGGTCGCGGAGTTCGAGCCCTGGAGGATGATGTCGTACTCCTCGTCATTCGAGGCGATGTCGATGGCCGTGACGTCGACCACCACGTTGCCATCGCAACGGGCCGCGCCGACGTCGACGATCTTGTTGGCCGAGTCCACCTGAGCAGCCGCCGACGACGTGACGGCGTAGCTGTCCTTCAGTTCCAGATCGGCATCGAAATTATAGACCCGCGCGCCCATGGCCGGTGCTCCTCGGTTACGCCACGATCGCGGCGTTGGTGATGGAAGTCAGGCGCGTCAGGCAGTATTCGTCCTCGTCGACGATACCGACGTCCCACGACATATGCGTGCGGTAGGTGATACCGTCGTCCAGCAGGCCGCCCTGACCCATCTCCATGAAGGACATCGGCCGGATCTGCAGGCCCTTCAGGCCGCCATCGCGGAACGAGACGACGTAGAGCGAGGTGGTGACGGCCGAGCCGCCGCCGTTCGCGACCTCCGAGAACGGCAGGATCGTGCCGTGCTTGGACTTCTGGTAGCCCCAGAGGAACGGCAGGCCGCCGTAGCTCATCTTGGGCTTGCCGGTCTCGTCCCAGGACTGGATGACGAAGCCGGAAATGGTGGTGTTGCGCGCCGCAGCGATGAACTTGGGCATCATGCCCCAGTCGGCGATGATGTGCGTCGGGTTCGACGTGTTGGCGATCGCATCGTCCAGCTTCGCCAGCGACAGCGCGGCGCCGCCGGAGGCCGCCGAGTTGTGCAGCGTGCGGCTGAACAGGCGCGAGCGGCGCTGGAGGCCGTCGAAGACGCGGGGGTTGGAGGTGTTGTCGCCCTTCAGGAAGGTGTCGACCCACAGCTTGCCGGCCGAGGCCGCCGCCATGGTCTCCTCACGGGCTCGCCGCGTCGGGCCGTAGCGATCGACGATCGCGCGGTCCACGTCGAGGTCGTGGTCCATGATGAAGGTCGGCTCCTGGAACGGCGTCACGCGGCCGGTGCCAGACGTGCCGGCTTCGTTGATGCCGCGGAAGCCGACCGTCGGGAGCACCGCCTGGCGATAGCCCTCATAGACCGGCTGGCCGTTGAGTCCGTCGATCGGCAGCGCCGACATGATGTCGGACGACGTGGCGAACATCTCGATCAGGGGGCGGGCCGGATTGGTCGTCGGCAGGCCCTTCGCGTATTCGATCAACGTCTGCATGGTCATGCTCCTCGCGTCAGGCCGTGGGCTTGTTCATCTTGCGAGCCGCCACCAGCCGTTCGGCCGGCGACATGCGCGCATACTGGTCTTCGGGGATCCCGGCCTCCGGGGAGGCGCGGCCGATCTGGTTGAAACCGGACATGCCGGTGCCGCTCACCGAGCGGAGGAGCATTTCGAGGCCTTCCATGGCCGCGACGCTGGAAATGGATGTCGCCAGGGCGCGGGCGCGATCGGCGCCCATCGTGGCGGTCAGGGCGGTCGCCACCGCGTCGATGCGGGCCGAGGCGTTGGTGCCGAGCTTGGCCATCTCCGCCTGCACGGCCTCGTGCATGGCCATGTGCTGCTGGAGTTCCAGCTGCGCGCCGAGGCGGATGAGCCCGTTGAACCCGGCCTGGTCCATCTTGTTCGCAAGCGCGAACTCGCGGGCGGCCGACACGCGGGGATCGCCGTCGGTCAGGCTGATCGTGACGCCTTCGGGAAGCGTCAGGTCCGTTGGGAGCTCAAGCTTGTAGCCATCCGCCGCCGCGGGAACGGCGGCAAGGCGAACCGCTTCGGCGGCCTTGTAGGCTTCAACTTCCTTGGCGTAGGCGGTGAACTCGTCGAACTTGACGACGCCTTTCTCCGCGTCCCAGAACCGGGCATCGAGCCCTTCCGGGGGCTTCGGGCCATCAGTCGCCGGAGCCGCCGGTGCCGGCGAAGCGGCGGGAGCGGCGGGAGCGGGTGCCGCCGCCGACGGGGCCGGTGCGGGCGCGGACGGCGCGGGCGACGCCGAGGGCGTCTGCGGCGTCGACGGGACTGGATTCTGGGCCTGGGGCTCTGACATCTGCTTCCGCTGCGAGTTCAGCAATTTCGCGAGCCAAACTGCGGCGACCGTTCGAGCGGTTCACAGCACCCGTGTCCGTGTCGGTCGGCACGATCATCAATTCGGCCACGATCTCGCGCATGAAGATGCGGCCCGCGACCGTGTGCAGCATGGCCATCACGGCGAGGTGTTCGCCCTTCTCCCGGTCGAACTTCATGCCGGCGGCGCTCCCTCCGGCGCGGCTCCGCCGCCCTGCAGCAACGGCGCGAACTGCTCCAGCGCCTGCTTCACCCCCGCGGCGTCACGGAACTCCACCACCTGATCGCGCATCTTCGTCTTCATGTTGCGGAAGGTCTTCTCCTGGTCGACGAGCACCTGCGACACGTCCGGCGCCACCGACGTGATGAACGAGAGCAGCCGCTGCCCGGTGGCGATGTCCTGCATGTCCTTCGCCGCTTCCGCCGCGTTGTAGGGCACCAGCGCCAGGGCCTGCCCGTTGACCTCGATCTTCGGCAGGCGCCCGCGCTTGGCCAGAATGAACATGAACCGCTTGACGATCTCGCACGGCCCCTCGCGCCAGAAGGTCTGTCCGGGCTGGCCGAATCGCTTCTGCCGCAGCGCCATCTCGTCGGCCCACTGCGTCGCCGAGGGCGGCGTGTCGCCGCGCTGCACGGGGAAGTCGACATAGTGCAGCCGGCGGACCCGCTGCTCCTTCTCCATCACCGTGAACTGCGCGAAGTCGACGTTGCCCTGCCAGCCGAGCGGCACGAAATCCTTGCCCGAGCCCGGCCGCATCGGATAGCCGAAGCCAGGCTCGACGCCGGCCTCGAAGTTCACCACGCCGTCGTCGGGATAGCCGAACGGCTTATGGATCGCGAAGTCGGCGCTTTCCACCTTGAGCGCTTCGGTCTCGTCGAGCGCCCGCAGGTCCGGGAGCGCCTTCAGGGTCGGGCCATCGCCCCAGGCGAAGCACGGATCGGGGTCCCATCGCGCCACGATCAGCGGACACGATCCCTCGCCGACCAGCTCGCGCGCCTGCACGAGATGATCGTCGACCATGATCACCGCCTGCCAGGTCATCTCCGGCCGGCCGTAGGTCGGCCAGAAGCCCCAGGCGACCGTGCAGTCCTTCTTTCCGTCCTTGTCGTCGGAATAGCCGCCCGGCAGCGGCACGTTCGGCAGGACCGCAGGCAGATAGCGCCGCTTCGTCCGGCGGATCACGAACCGGGTGCCGATCTTGCCGTCCGGCCCGACGTCGATCTCGAGCTCGATCTGCGGCACGGCCCGGCAGTCGATCGGCCGGGACTGGTCGAGGTCGTCGATCCACAGCGCCATCGTGCCGAGCGCCAGGTCCGGCTTCGCCGACATCGCCAGCGCGTCATAGAGGTTCGAGGCACGCATCGCCGTGAACGTCATCGCATTCGCGGCAAGCATGTCCTCGCGGATTTCTTCCTGCTGCTTGTCGGGCAGGTCATAGCCGGGCTTCAGGTCCGCCCAGTCCTGCGTCTTCGGCATGAAGGTGTCGATCACCTCCGTTGCGAAGTCGGCCACCACGTCCATGCCGAGGGAGGTCTGCAGTTCCGGCGCATCCTTCGGCGGCGTCTGCGATCCGCCCGAGGACTTCGCCTGCCGGTGACGGCGCGGCGCCACGAAGAAGTAGCACTCCTCGATGTCCTGCCGGATGTGCGCCCGCGTCGCCTTGCACTCCTCGCGCCGGCTGATCGCTTCCTTCTTCAGGTCCGCACTGACCTTCTTGTCCGCCTTCAGGTCGGGCAGGTCTGCCACGTCACACCATCCCGCCGGCCGTGCCGAGGAGCGACTTGCCGGCCGAGGTGCCGTTGAACAGCGACTTGCCGCCGTACAGGCGCATGATGCGCGAGGTCTGCTGCTGGAGGTCGCCCTGCTGCGTCTGGATCGACGAACGTTCAGCCTGGAGACGCTGCTGCTGGACCAGCGGGTCCTCTTTCGGTCGGCCCTGCATCGTCGGCGCTCACCACACTCGTTCCCGGAATGGCGAGCAAGGTGGCGAGGAAGCCGTCCGGGCTCACAGCACCCGCCCGGACCCCGATCGCGTTCGCGACCAGCGGAACGCACCACGCCCCGAGCCAGCGGCCCGCCGGCCGGTCGACATGCTGCGCCGGCACCCGCACCACCGTGGCCGTGTCGAGCAGCGGCCCGAACGCCCGGTGCGCGTCCTCGCCGTCCGGAATCACCTTCAACTCGAGCCCGGCCCAGGTCGGATTGAACCAGAGCCAGGCCTGCAGCGCCGGGATCCACCCGAGCGCCTGCACGTGCTTGTGCTCGCCCGGGCAGAACCGATGTACCCAGTGCGTCTCGCACTCGCGCCGGAAGATGACGAACCATTCCGACGGCAGCGAGCCGATCGGAACCGTTCCCACGGGCTCCGTCATGCCCGCCTCAACGAGCGACGGCCCGCGCGCACCGCGACCGGCTTCGGCTTGGCGCCGTTGCTCATGCCGACCATCACCCGCCCCTCGCCGCCGCCGAGCATCAGGTATTGCAGCGCGTCGGCCACGTCCGAGTAGCGCGCGCCCTTGCCCGCCTTCTCCGGCTCCGGCGGTTCCGACTTCTCCTTGAAATGGTAGCCGCCGGCCATCGCCATCTTCAGCGTCGGGCACCCGCGCGGATCGAGCAGGAACCGCGGCAGTCCGTCCCGCATCTGCGTCAGCGCGAATGACACCGCCTCGATCCGGGTGTTGATGTTGTTGCCCTTCACCGGCGCCGGCCGGACGTTCATTCCGTGCGCCCGGAACACGTCATAGGCCGTCTGCTCGTCGCTCTGCGTCTTGTCCTGCCCCTTCGGGTCGCCGTACATGACCACCGTCGGAGAGCCGCGCACGCTCTCGCCCTCCCACTCGAACCGCGTCTCGAGGAACCGCTTCACCCGCGGCGCGAAGATCGTCGCCGACACGTCGTAGCCGGTCAGTTCCGCCAGGATCACCCAGCGGTCGTTGATGATCTGCCCGAAGATGGCCGCCGGCCGCCGGCCGAAGTCGAGCCCCACATAGAGCGCGTGGTTCGGGTTGAACTTCAGCTGCTCCTTCGCGACATGGACCTCCTCCCGGAACTCCGGCCACACCGGCGTGCCGCTCAGCGGCGCCGTGATCCGGTTCATCAGGTTCGAGTCGATCCACCGCTTCGACTTGCCCTTCAGGATCGTCAGATAGCGATGCTGTGGCACCGGCCCGGACGTGTCCTTCGGGATCCAGCGCAGGTTCTCCGCCTTCGGGTTGAGATCGTACCCGACCACCGACTTGCCATCCGCCCCCAGCACCTCAAGCAGCGCCGGCGGCTGGACGAAATACTCCCACCCGTCCGGCCACCGATATTGCGACCGCTCGTGCTCCGGCATGTCCTCCGGCAGAGGCACCTCGCCGGTCATCCGCACCAGCCAGTGATCCTCCGTCGGCGCGTTCATGTCGGCGATCAGCCCGCTCCAGGTCGGGCCGCCGTCCCTCAGCGCGGGGTAATATCCGATGCGGCTCTCCGCCTCGTCGAAAATCTCCTTCACGCCGTACTGCATCTCGTTCAGGAAGCCGCCGGTCCACTCCGTCGACTTCAGCTTCTTGATGTCGCCCTCGTCATCCAGCGCCAGAAACACCACCTCCGCCCGCACCGGGCCCTTCCGCATCTCGTGCCGCATCGGCTTGCCCCAGATGAAGCGACCGAAGTCCTTCTCCGGGAACCAGGCGAGCCACGTCGGGATCGTCGATTCCTGCAGTTCCGCGTAGGTGTTCCTCGATACGAACCAGCGCGTGTCCCGCACCCCGTCCGGGCCCGGCTTCTGCTCGCAGGCCCGCCGCCATATCTCCATGCAGCACGCCGAGCTCGTCCCCGAGCGGATCGGACCGCGGATCACCCGCACCCGCGCATTCGACATCATGAACCGCCGAAGCACCTCGCCGTCCGGCCGGTACTTGATCAGCCCGTTCTCGTCCCGCTCGATCGTCGGCGCATCGCTCATGGCCGGTCATCCGTCCCGGCAGACCGCGCCTCGTAGGCGATCAGGAACATGATGCAGCAGCCGGCATGCCAGAGGTGGCTCATCCCGGTTTCAGGATCGGCCGCCTCCCCGCGCCACCAGGCAAACAGATGCCGCAGGCACGCCCCATAGCAGCGCGACCACGCCATCCCCTTCTCCCAGTTCCGCGGCGCATACTTCTCCGCCCCGAACGCCAGCACCTTGCCGATCGCCTCGACGCTATCCGTCGGGATCAGGTGCAGCGGAACCTTCCCGCCGTCGTCCTTCCGCCCCTCGCTCATGCCGAGCCCCGCGTCAGCATCTGCGCAGCGTACCTGTGACCCAGCATCATGATCGACGTCCCAAGCGCGTCGCCCGTCCCCGCATCTCCAGACCACCCCGTCGCCTGCGATCCGTCACGATGCACCGTCCCGTACACCAGCCCCACCAACTCGCCAGACCGCGCCCGCTCCAGCAGCCGCTCCAGATCAGCGACAACCGCCTCGATCGGCTCGCCAGGCCTCCGGCCACCATGGATCGCCTTGATCTCCGCGCTCATGCGCCTGCACCCGCACGTGAGGGCTCGACGAATTTCAGCCGATACGAACCTTTCCGCGACCGATGCTCCTGCCCGCAGTAGCGGCGCATTGCCTGCTCCGGCGTCTCGCCCGGCAGCATCTCCGTCGAGTGGCCGATCATACCGCCTTTCCACGAGCCCTTGTCGCGGCCGACCTCCTTGTCGAAGTCGAGCGTCAGCCCGCGATAGACCTTCTTCGGCCGCAGGTAGCCGAGCCAGCGAAACCAACCCGTGCCCAGCCGTCGCTCCGTCTCGCCGTAGCGAGCCCGCACCGTAACGACCTCGCCGTCGAAGTCCTCGACCTGGAACTCGTATCGCGTCACCGCATCCTGCACGGCGAAGCGATGCTCCCACTTCATGCTGGCCACATCCGCCGCCAGCGTCCCGTCGGCGTGGTAGAGCCGATTGGAAACCGTCCGCCACTGCGTCCACGGCAGGAAGTATCCCCAGTCCTCCGTCGTGCTGCTATCCATGGTCTGCGCGCCGAACTTCACCGCCAAGAAGCCGTCGTGAAGGCTGAAGCCGTACTCGCGCGGGTGCACATCCCAGTAGCCGGCCGATTTCGCCCAGTCCCGCCCGGACAGGTCGACCCATCGGCGCCACGGCTTGATTACCGCCGGCATCTCGCAGATCAGCGTCCAGCCGAAAGCCTGCATCCGCAGGTGGCAGCCGCTCGACTTGCCGCTGTCGAGGATCAGTGCCAGCGGACGCCATCCGCCCTTTCGCTCCGACGCGAACGTGAACGGCCCGAAGTGCCGATCGTCACGCCCAGTCCATTGACGACCGCGGCCACGCGCTATCGCAAACACCATCTCGACCTCCCGAAAGGATCAGACCCCAGAAATTTCCAGACACACCCCCGAAGCACTCGGAGGGCAGTCGCGTGGCCAACCCGGAAAGGATCGGCAGGACCAGAAATCCACGCACCTCCCCGAAGCGTTGAGCGGACAATCGCGTGGGGGGAGTAGGACCACACCGATTGCGCCCCGTTTTTGACCCCCACCCCCTCGATCACGGGCGCGGCGTGGTGAGGGCGCCCCCAGGGTGCAGCGTGCTGCGTGATCTGCTGCCTCTGCGGCCGGTCGGATGCCGTCTCGCTGAAATCAGGTCCCCGCAACCATCGCCACCCACAACACCGCATCAGCCCGCGACCTCGCGTTCCGGTGTGATGTCAATGACTTGCGGCGCTGGCGTGAGGTCGATGACGTAGCCTGGCACGTTGACCGTCACGTTCACGCTCGTACCTGCGCGGTTCTCCTCACCGTTCAGGAACCGGGCCGCCTCGATCCCCGCGCGTATGTGCGCAGCTGCGGCTCCCTTCTCAGCGCCCGCGTCCAGAGCGTTCTCGACCACAGCGAGCGATCGGGCCCGCAGCCCTTTCCGAGCTACGTCCACACGTGCATCGAGGTAGGCCTGCACGGCGGGCTTGGAGATGATGTTGAGGGCGGAGCGTCTGGAGATGCCTGCGCGGTCGGCCGCTAAAGCGGAGGACAGCCCATGCTCGACCATCGTGTCGATGAGGAGGCGGGCCTTTTCGGTCAGCTTCTCGGCGAGCGGGTGGATCGCGTCGTCGTCGAGGAGGCGGAGCGCGTCCAGGGTCTCGTCTGCGGAGGGGATGGTGGGAGGTGTGTCCGGGTGCGCGGCTGTGGCGAGCGGCTGATGGCGCGTCGCGGTGGTGGTGAGCCTGTCGCGTTCGGTGTCGTGCATCTGGGTCGGGAGGAGGTTGCGCGCGAGGGTCGTCCCCCGTGGCCCCATTGGTCGCTTTTTTTCGCTTGTTGCGTCACAGCACCACAAGGCGGGTTGAGCGATTGCAAGGGGTTAGCGGGGTGCTTGGCGCGCTGGCGGCTCTGAGGCCCTATTGGAGCGCGAATTCCTTATGTAGACACAACGTCTACATTGTCTCATAGGTCATACATGCCGAAGCGGCGTCCGAAGGTGCGGTTGAGGCGACCGCGAGGCCGCGCTGCGAAGGCGCCCGAGGCGCTGCCTCGACATGAGCAGGCGAGGTCGTGGCGGCTGTCGATGGGGCTGACGCAGGCCATGCTCGCCGAGATGACCGGCTACAGCGTGCGGGCGGTGTCGCGCTTTGAGGGCGGGCTGGTGGCGGCGGACGACGCCTGGCGATCGTACTGGGCGCGCTGCTTCGGCGCAGTGGCAGGGCTGCCGGTGCCGTGGTCGACGCGGATGGTGCTAGAGCCGCTGCCCGGGCTCACGGTGGTGCTGAAACGCTGAGGGCTCCCGAGTTTCCCCGAGAGCCCTGTCCAGTCGGGCCGGTCAAGCCGGCAACCTGCCGCCAGGGGCGTGAGCGTCGAGGGGAGCGGTGTTCCAGCCGAAGCCAGCCCGTCCTTGTCGCCATCATCCTTTGCGGGTTCCAACAGGCGTTTCAGCCCCGCCGACCGCACTGCAATTGGTTGCGACGGTCGGATTTGAACCGACGACCTCCTGGTTATGAGCCAGGCGAGCTGACCGCTGCTCTACGCCACGAGCGCCGCTTCTCGCATTCGCCGACAAGCGTCAAGGCCAGCGCCACGCCTTCGGCGTCTCGACCAGATAGTCCGTCGCCGGATCCACGTCGCGGCGCGAGCCATCGGGCATGAGCAACTGCGGCTTGCGCTCCGCGTGGCATATTACCGCCAGCGCGCCGCTGTGGTGTCCAGGCAGTGTCTTCGCCGTCTCGCCGGGCTGGAGCGCTGCGATCATCTTGGCACGGTCCATCACATGCCCCTCATCATCCAGACGATCACGCCGAACACGAAGATGGTCAATCCAGCCGCGGCGAACCGATCGGACTGCATCTGCAGCGAAATCATCTTGCGCACGCCGAAGTGCTCCTCCAGCCAGTCCGCGCCGCGCTCGATCTCGTGATAGAGGACCAGCATCAGGGAACCGGCGCCCATTGCCAGGATGGCGACAAGCCTCACAGCCCGCCCTCCTCGCCAGCCGGCACCAGCGGCGGACTTTCCACCCGCGCGCCGCCGTCGCTCCACTTCCGCCCGGCCTGCAGCATGGCCTCGACCGAGGATCGCGTGATGCGCCGGGTGCCGCCGATCTTGACCGTGTTCAGGTGGCCATGGTGCATCCAGCGCTTGACGGTGCGCGTCGACACGCCCAGCATATCCGCCACCTCGGCCGTCGTCATGCAGCCGACCGCGAAACCTGTCCCCGCATGTCCCTGCATGTCACCGCCTGCGCGGCTTGCAGTGCCGCCGTCCTCATCGCCCGTCTCGTGCGCGCGAACCAGGTCCAGCCATTCGGGATCGCCCGGGCCGAACTGCCGGGCAGGCACCACCCGCTGCACATGCCGCCCCTTCTCGACGACGACGAGCTCGAGCCCGAGGACGGTCAGCAGCAGCGGCAGGGAGTGCCGGCCGAGGTGCTTGCCCCACTTGCGATGCGGCTGCTCGTACTTGTTCACCGTGCCGTCGGACCAGCCGATCAGCGCGTCGACCTGCATCTGCGTCAAGCCGAGCTGGTGGCGCCGCTCGACCAGCGCGCCGATCAGCCCCTCATAGCTGGTGGATCGCCGCTCGAAGGTCATTCGTCGTAGCCCATCAACTTGTCGATCATACGATCCAGCGTCGGCGCATCGTCTTGCTTGCGGGCGAGCGCAGCGCGGGCATGACGCAGCTGCGCCTCCCGAACCTTGACCGCCATCGACCACGACCGCTTGGCTGCGAGGTCCGGCGGCAGCAAATGAACGAGACGACCGGCCGTTCCGTCGTCGATCTCCCGCATCAGAGCCTTGTGGCGCATGTCGGGATCGTCGAGGAGCGAGCGCCAGGCCTGCGCATACGTCTTGAACGCTGACGTCGCCGGAGGGAACGACGGCGGACAAGGCACCGATCCGTCGCCAACCATCGCCTCATTCAGCGCCGCAAGGCTCGCTTGGCCGCTCGTCGCCACCGCCGCCGGCGCCAGTCCCAATGCCTTCATCACCGATCGCCTGTTCATCACCACCTCCGGGCTGCAAAGGCGGCGCCTTCGGCCGCGCGTTCATCGAATCGGCCAGCCGGCGCATCTCGTCCGCCCAGGCCCGCATCTTCTCGCCGACCCGCGCCTTCTCGTCCTCGCTGATCGGCTCCACCACCGTCGCGGCCAGCAGCCGGCCCATTGTCACGATCTGGCCGCGAAGCCCGCCCACCACCAGTTCCGCCGCCTTCAGGATCACCGCCGGAGAAGGGCAGAAAGAGGTCTGCGGATTCAGCCTGCCGTGGTGCCAGCGGCGCACCGCCTCCTTCAGCGCCCACAGCGGCACGCCCTCCAGCGTCTCCACCCACACCGACAGCTTCGCCTTCAGCGAAATCTCGTCCGCGCTCGAGGTCGAGTAGAACGCCAGCAATTCCGCCACCACGGCCATCCGCTCGCGCTGCGAAGCCGGCGCCAGTGCCCGCTCCATCGCCGCGATCCGCGTCGAAACCGAAGCGCGCATCCCATCGGTCAGCGCCAGTTCCGGCGGAACCTCCGGCCTCCGGTCCCAGGTCGATACCGCGTTCAGCCGCGTAACCAGCCACAGCGGTTGCCAGGACGGATCCCACGGTCTCGCGACGTCCACCGCCGGCAGACGTTCGGCTTCCGAGATGGCCAGCATTTGCTGCGTAGAAGTCATTTTTCCAGCGCTCCTCGGCGAGAAACTTTGCCGCGCCGACCCAGGCGCGATCGAAGGGTTTGGTGGCAACGTAGGCCTGCACCCCAGCGATGATCGGCTCGAACGGCTCGCGGTCCTTGCTGTGGATCGCCTCCAGCCGGACCATGGCGGGCTTCCGGTTTTGCTTGTCCGGCCAGGCGCTCCAGAACTGCTCGCGGAAGTCGTCCGGCCAGACGTGACGCCTCGCGCCTTTCTTTCTCTCTTTCTTCCCTTCAGCCATATTCTCTAAGGGAAGAAGGTTATCCTCTCCGCGCGCGAGGGTGACGGTTGGTGACGTCACCGTGACGTCACTTGTGACGGTTTCGGTGACGCTTTGTGACGTCACGCCATCGCGCTTTGCACGCCAGCGAGCCGTCCGTTCGGCCGCCTTGGAGCGGGCCGGCGCGGGGTCTGCGACGCGGTTAACCACGACGGATTCGGCCTGTGCGCTGCGAACCGTTTCGATGATCTCGCGCTCGCGCGCGGCCATGCCGTTGAGCAGCCGCCCGATCACACCAGCGTCGGCTCCGCCCTCGATCAGCTGTTGGATCGCCGCAGCGATTTCGCTGTTCACCCCTGCACCTCGTCGCGCTCGCGGGGATGAGCGCCGCGAACCCGGCCGCCGCCGACGTCATCGAGGACGGTGACGACCTGCCCGTTGCGCACGACGAAGACGACGCCCTCGGAGGCGATGGAGTATTCCGCGGCGCCGACGGCCCGGCCGGTGTCGAAAGCCCGCTGGAGGCTCGCGGCAAGCGCCTTGCGCACGCCCTCGACGTCCATGCCGCCGGCACGCTCGAGGAATCTTAAAAGGGCATGGTCCGAAATGCGCGCGCTCATGACTGCCTCCACGACATGCGATGCAGGGCTATGGGCGAGCCCGCTGGACGCGGATGCGCCGAGAAGACGAACCAGGCGAAAGGTGCGCCACTGTTGCCGGTCTTCGGCCCAGACCATCCCTCGCGATGCATCATCGGCAGGCGCTCCATACCGGCCCAGACGCGCAAGAGGTGGCGGTCGATGAGATCGGCCCGGCTCGCGCCTTCGAGCGCCATGAGGCGCAGGAGGACAATGACCGTGGGGACGAGCGTCAGGCCGTGCCGGATGAACTCGTCGGCCAACTTGAACGGCGGATTGGTGACGATCGCCTGTGCACCGGCCGGCGCCACTCGTTCCATCAGGAAGTCGATGCCGGTCTGAATTCCCTCATCCGCGCCTTCATAGGCGACGAGATCGGTGCAGATGACCTTGTGCCCGAGCAGTTCCCGCGCGATGGCACCCCGGCCCGCCGACGGCTCCCAGATGACGCGCGGCAGCGGCTCGACGCGCAAGAGCGTGCGCACGGCCTCCGGCGGCGTCTCATAGAGATCGTCCTTGCGGTCGGCGAGCGCCGCACGGGAAGCGCCTATGCGCATGGCCACCTCCGCGGCAGATGGGCGAGCGGGCAGGTCATGCGGCCTCCCGGAACATCGCGCGCGTCTCGTCAGACAGGTAATAGCCGACGCCCCAGACAGTGCCGATCGAGACCCCGAACGGCTTGAGCTTCTTGCGGAGCTTGCAGATGAAGACGTCGACGATCTTGATTGCCGGCTCGTCTTGCCCGAGATCGCGATAGAGCGCCGCCATGATGGCGTCCTTGGTGCACTGCGGCCGACCAAGCAGCGCCAGGAACACGCGGCGCTCGCTCCCGGTCAGCGACCACTCCACAGGCAAAGCAACCTCCGGCATCAGCACACGCTCCAGCATGGCGATTTCCTCGCGCAGGCGATCGTTCTCCGCCTCCACCACATCAAGCCGCTTTTGCAGGTCCACGGCGCTGCTTCCTGGTGTTCTTGAACAGGACGGCGACGAGAGCCTTCCACTGCGGCACGTCGCGCAGGGCAGCGAACTGCGCCGCTTCCTTGTCGGCCACAGGCCCCATCTCGCGGAGCGTCGAGGTCAGGTCTCCGTCGGCGATGCTCCCCGCGTACTCGTCGCCGAAGATCAGTTCCTCGACCGCTTTCAGGGTGCCGGCGCCAATCGGTGCCAGCTTGGCATCGACGCATATCTGCACGACGCGCCGGGCCCCGTGCGCGTGCCGCTTGTTGACCAGCGTGCCGATGCCGGCGACCGCCATCGTATCGCCGGGCTGGAAACGTCCGGCGCCCGGCGGGCTCTTGAGGATCCGCGCCCCGGCCCGGTCGCAGACTTGCTGCACGGTCAGGGCCTGCTCGTCGCCGGCAGCGACCAGCGCAAAATGCAGCTGCGTCGGCGTAGCCTGAATCCGGTCGCGGTTGTGCTTCACGAAGGCGCCGGCGCGCTCCTCCTGCGTATCGGCGCGCACGACCATCACCGGGATCTTCGCCACGCCCGGATGCGACGCCGCGGCAATCGCCGTGTGCTGTCCGTCGAGCACGTGCATCCCGTCTTCGGTCCGCACCACCACCGGCGGCTTGAAGGCCCGCCAGTCCCAGCCAGCCACGATCTTGCGGATCAGGGAAACCGAGCGCTCCGAGAGGTTGCGCTGATACTTCTCATCCACCAGCAGCGTCTTCGGGTCGACGTCCTCGACCACAGGATAATCCACGCCGACAGGTCCAGGCTCGATGCCCGGCACCTTCATTTCTGCCACACGCCGCAACCCGCTCATGCCGCAGCCCCCTTGCTCGCGATGAATTCCCGGAACGCCGCCTCGTGCTTGGCGATGAACTCCAGCGCGACGGCCATGCGATCGAACATCGCGGCCCGCGCTACCTTGTGGTCGATGTCGTGCTGCGGCCAGGCCATGCCCGAGCGCCGGTCGGCGTTGGCGCGGCGCTTGTTCTCCGCCCACTGGCGATAGTTGATCGCCTCGAGGCGGGCTTCCTGCGCCATGGCGTGGATCGTCATGTGCTCAGACATCGGCGTCTTCGCCCTTTACGCCGCGCGGCTGGAACACCCGCAGCATGTGCGGCTGACACCAGGACTTGCCCTCGACGCGCGGATGGCCGCAGTAGCGCGCGTCGCGGCCGGTGCCCTTGGTGATGAAGCGGCACCCTTCGTTGTCGATGAGCGAGACGTTCAGCGGCTCCACGGCCTCACAGGACGGCACCAGCGACGGCGCCTTCACCACGGGCAGCGTCGGCGGCTTGAACGGCTTGCGCGGGACCGGCCGGCGCTTCTGCACTTGCGGCCGCGTCTTCGGCGTCTGGATCACCTTCTCGCGCACCAGCGGCTCGATCCGCAGCCGATGACAGGTCCCGGCGACGGCATTGCGCGACACCGGCTCGCGGAACTTCAGCGCCAGCGCATCGGCGCACTCGCGGAACGTGAGCCCATCCGCGATGAGGCGCTTCAACTCGTCCCGGCGCTCGTCGTTCCAGATCATCGCTCAGGCCTCCAGCGGGATGACGAAGACGCGCACTTCCTCGCGCGCGCCGTAGCGCTTGGAGCCCGACCACTTCACCACCTGCGCATCGTCTAACCATATGATTCTGTTACAAGAATCCTTGATCAGCTTGGTGATGTTGTCGCCGTCTGGCTTCGAGGTCTTCCAGGTCGCGGCGGCGCGCTTCTTCGCCGACCATGAGGCCGGAGCGATGTAGGAGGCCTCGACCACGAGTTCGACCGGCCCGGCGAGCGGCACGCGCCCGCCCATGGCCCGCTGCGCCATCAGCCGAATGTCGACCATGGCGCTGCGCTGCTTCTTCGGGGTGAAGCGCACCTTGCCGTTGCCGCCCGAGCGGGCGAACGGCGTCGGAGTGCCGGGCACGGTGAACTCGATCCGCATCACGGCCTCCGCAGGTCGGCGAGCGCGCGGGTCAGGTCCATGGACGACCGACGCAGCGCGCCGGTCTCCTTGGGGTGGTTGTTCAGAAACCTGTCCGCGCGGAGCGCCTCCTTCACGGCAGACGCCCGCTCCAGGAACCGCCGCGCTTCGGCAATCGCCTCGTCGAGAGCCGAGGTGCGCATCAGGCGGCCTCGTCGCGGCTATCCTCGTCGAGCGGCAGGCCAGGCTCGTCCTTGTCGACGGCGGCCGGCTGCTGCTCGCCGAAGAAGGCCGACGCCTCGCAGAGCACCATCACCGCCATGCCCTTGCCGTGCACGGCCAGCTTCTCGATGTTCTCGACAGTGTGTGCAGCGCCGACCTCGATCTTCACGCCCTTGTCGACCGTGAACTTGCCGAGATTGACGGTGATGTGCGGGAAGCCGCGATGCGCGATCGTTTGAACGGCCCGGCGGACCAGAGAGCCCGCCGCCTCCGTCATGGCATAGACCTTCTCGCGCTGCTCGTCCTCCGAGTGCATCGACCAGGGCTTCTCCATGCCCCGCACATGCGTCAACAGCACGTCGCGGATGTCGCCGGTCAGCGTCTCCGGGTTGAACATGTCATGCACGTTTCCATTCCCGTCCGTCATCGTAGGACCCTTTTCGCCAGTCCACGCGCACGGTCGCTGCACCATTGCAGCCCCGCCGCGATCTCAATCAGCGCTCTTGCCAGCCAGTTGCGCACGCATCGCCTCGATCTCTCGCCAGTTGGTCTCGGCCTGCGCGGCGAGCTGCTGCAGGCGGACTTGGTTGTGAAAGGCCGGGTACCAAGACGGCCTGGCCGAGCCCATGACGGCCTCCAGGGTTTCGAGGCCCGCGTCTGAGCGCAGAAGCTCCGTCAGCGCGTCAGCCGACATGCCCGTCTGACCGGCCAGCCAGTTTTCGGCGGCCCTATGCGTGACCCCGGCCCGGGATGACAGGTGCCGGGCCGTCTTGTTCGGCCACAGCCGCCGCGCGAGCGCCGAAATCGCCTCGACAACGGGGAGACCGCTGCGCTCGAAACCGAAGGACGGAACGGCCGTCCGCCGACATGATTGCGACATGAACTCAACTCCTCAGCGGTGACAGGAATGCGCAGAAATTCAGGCACCCTCACGTGCAGGCGCGGGCGCGAGGCCAGGCGCGAGCGGTGGCGCTTCGATCATGGGCACGGGCCAAAGGTCCGGCCGCAGATCAGCGCACGTGACCTGCCGGTCGGTGGCGCGCTCGATCCGCACGGCCAATTCGGCGGAGACGCGCCCCACCTTCTTCGCCTTCCAGATGGCCGCCTGAGACACGCCGCAGGCATCGCCGAGCTTTGCTTCGGAGCCGGCGATCTTGATCGCGCGCTCCATGTGATCGGTAGGGGTCATGGCGCTCATGACACAGCAGACAACAATCTTCGTTGTCAGTTGTCAATCACTTCTTTTGTGGCGCTTGTCGCGCCGCTCGACAGCTATGGTACGCGTCATGTCCGCCGGAGATAAAATCGCGCGACGGCGCAATGAGTTGGGGCTTTCGCAGGCCGATCTAGCAAAGCGGATCGGCGTGTCCCAGGCGGCCGTCAATTCCATTGAAAGCGGCAACACCAAGAAATCCCGCTACCTCGCGCGCATTGCGCAGGAGCTGCAGATTCCGCTGCACGATCTCGATCCGGACATCGACCCGACCGCCCCGCCAACGCCGCGTCCGCCGCCCAACGTCGGCGGCCAATCGCCGCTCCCCCCGCCAAATGGCCGTCCGATCCCTGTCCTCGGTCAAGCAGTGGGTGGCATCGACGGCAGGTTGGTGTTTAATGGCGAGGTGTCCGATTACGTGATGTGCCCGCCCGGAATGGAAACTGCCCGTGGAGCCTATGCGCTCTACGTGGCCGGAGAGAGCATGGTCCCGGTGTTCAAGCCCGGCCAACTCGTCTGGGTGCACCCCGGATTACCCCCTCGCCGCGGCGATGACGTAGTGGTGCAGCTGGTCGGCGACGACGGCGAGCCGCCCGAGGGATATGTCAAGGAATTCGTCGGCTGGACGCCAGCCAAGTTATTGCTACGCCAGCATAATCCACCCAAGGACATCGAGTTCGACCGGGCCGACGTGATCTCGGTGCACGTCATCACGTTCTCGCAAAGGAGATAGCCATGCGGATTGCTGCTGCCGCGCTCGCCATTGCGACCATGACAATCGGCAGCACGCTTGCCAGCGAACCGCAGGTGCTGATGCGCGCCGGGCAGTTCTCCCTCATGGCAGTTGATCCGTCGACCCCTCAATCTAACGGTGCTGTCATCATTGGTGGCGGATCGCACCTAGCAACACTGGCGGTTGTCTGCGAGCTGCGAGAGCGTAACCCGCTGATCCTGCTGCAATTCACCAACAGGGCCGGCACCTTCACCAGCGGCCGAGACAAGCCTGTGTTCATTTCCATAGACGGACGCCCGGCTGAAGAATGGCGGGCCGTAGCCGACACGCAGACATTGACCGTGACCCTGTTCCCGGAACCGGGCCGAGCGCTGACTAGGCAGATCAGCCAAGCCCGCGCGATTGCGGTCGAGCACGGTGGCTGGCGGCACATTTTCCCGCTGGACGGTTTTTCCAGTCTCGCCAGAGAGTTGCCCGCGCACTGTCGGGACAGTCGCCCAGGGGCGTAAGGCGCAACAAGCGCACCAACACTTTTGTTGTTGACTTCATAAGATAGGTTGTTATCGTCTCTCCATCAACTCCCCGATGGAGAGCGCCATGAACGCCCCTCACGTACCCGGCGCATTCGTGCCGTTCCAAGATAGCCCGCCGCTCGCGCCCGTCGAGGACGAGCGCACGGTTTCCGCCAGCCACATCGACGATTGGCTGGAGATCAAGATGGCGATGCACGACCGCATTGAGCGGGCCGAGAAGAACGCCGCGCTGCTCCGCAAGATGGACATGCCAGGCGCAGACTACTGGGATGCCATCGCCCGCCGCTGCCTCGTGCTGCGCGATGCCGTGCAGTGGGAGCCGGCGCGATGACCGCCCGCGACACCATCCTCGCCGGCTGGTCCCGGCAGTTCGCCGCAATGGCTGAGGAGCGCCGCAAGGCCGCTGCAGCACAGCGGCTCAGCGCCATCGACAGGGCCCACGCCCTCATCGACAGCGGCGACGACGACGCGCTCGACCAGTTCCAGCGGTCCGGCCTCTCTGCCTTCGACATCCCGACTGTGAAGGACTTCCTCCACACCGTCGCCACCACCGGGCAGGTGCCGGCATGAACGAGCGCGCGAAGGAGAACCTGGCAGGCATCGCCGCTGCCATCGCCAGCATGTCGCAGCACGCCGAGGTTATCGAGACCATGGCGCGGAACCTGCGCTCGCAGGTGGCCGACGCACAGCGGCGCCTCGCGGCCATGCACACCAGCGACACCGAGCGGAGGGCGCCGTGACGCGCGACCAGTTCCACAACGGCATCCGCGTCCTGTTCAACCTCGACGCGCCGGACCTCGCCGAAGTCGGCATCGTCGACGGACAGGCCCTGCGCTTCATCGCCAACCCCATCGACTTCTTCATCCGCTGCGACGACACCACCTGCAATGCGCTGTGGTCCCTCGTCGCGCGCCGCGTGAAAGGCGCCCAGCCATGACCAGCCTCGAAGACCGGATCGTCGCCGCGCTCAACGCCGGCGAGCAGGACCTTCTCGCCTACCTCCTTCGCCAGCGCCGGTTCCTGCGCGAGTGCCCGGAGGTCGGCGCCATCCAGCCCGGCCAGCGCGACACCGAGGGCCAGTTCCGCCCGGTCGCTGCCCGCCGCCGCGAGGCGCTGCACCAGCGGCTGCGCCAGGAACTCGCTGCATGACCACCCACGATCTAGACCGGCTGCACTTCGACATGAGCGCCGAGGAATACCACGGCGACCCCTGCCCCTCGCCGTCGCTGTCCTCCAGCCTCATCCGTGAGATGCTGGCACGCACCCCGGCCCACGCCGCCGCCATTCACCCCCGCATCACCGTGCAGGACGTCGACGACGGCGAGCCCAAGCGCATCACCCGCGCCATGATCCGCGGCACCGTCGCGCACAAGCTGCTTCTCGGGCGCGGCGCCGACTTCACCAAGTGCGACTTCAAGGACTGGAAATCGAAGGACGCCCAGGCTCTCCGCAATCGCCTCCTCAAGGCCGGCAAGATCCCCGTGCTGGTCGAGGACGCCATCGTGGCCGAGCGCGCCGTGAAGGCCGCCCGCACGCAGCTCGCCGACTTCCCCGGCTGCGAGAACGCCTTCCGCTCCGGCCACGGCCGCGCCGAGGTCGTGAATCTGTGGCGCGACGAGGGCGGCATCTGGGGCCGGTCGATGAAGGACTGGCTGCACATCGCCCCCGCCGAAGACGCGATCACGGTCTACGACTACAAGACCACCGACCGCAGCGCCGCGCCCGAATCCATGCGCGCCAAGGCCGCCAACGACGGGCTTCACATTCAGGCCGCCTGGTACGAGCGCGGGTTGATCCATCGCTTCCCGAACGCCGCCGGCCGCATCACCTTCCGTTTCGTCGTGCAAGAGATGGCCGCTCCCTACATGCTCTCCGTCGCGGAACTCGACAGCGCCTTCATGACGATCGGCCGCAAGCAGGTGGCCGCCGCCGTCGATCTCTGGTCCCGCGCGATCGAGACCGGGAACTTCCCGGGCTATCACCGCCGCGTCGCGACGCTGGAGTGCCCGCCGTGGCTGGAGAACGGCTGGCTCAACCGCGAGATGAACGACGAGATGATCGCCGAGACCGGCGACGACCCTTTCACCATGCGCGCGAAGTGGATCCCGAACATCCGCGCGCCCGAGCTTGTCCCTCCCGTCTGACCCGAGGTCGCCATGTCGTTCACGTTCCGCCCGGCCGTCCGGGAACAGGTCTCGCTTCTCGTCGGTCTCGCCGGGGCATCTGGCAGCGGCAAAACGATGAGCGCCCTCCGCCTCGCCCGCGGCTTCTCGCCTTCCGGCAAGATCGCCTTCATCGACACCGAGGCCAGGCGCGGCCTTCACTACGCCGACCAGTTCGAGTTCCTGCACGCCGACATGCGTCCGCCGTTCGAGCCGGCCGCGTTCATCTCCGGGATCAAGGCGGCAGAGCAGGCCGGCGCCGATGTCATCGTGATTGACAGCTTCAGCCACGAGTACGACGGCGAAGGCGGCATCATGGACTGGGCCGACCGCCTCGCGGAGAGCGGGGTCAAGTCGCCGGGCAACTGGAAGGAGCCGAAGATGGCTCACAAGCGCCTGATGCAGGCGATCCTTCAGTGCCGCGCCTCGCTGATCTTCTGCCTCCGGGCAGACGAGAAGATCGAAATCGTCCGGGAGAACGGCCGCACGCAGGTGAAGCCTCTCGGATGGATGCCGATCTGCGAGAAGCGCTTCATGTACGAGCAGGTCGTCAGCTTCACCCTCACCCCCGACGCGCCCGGCCGGATCAACTACGCCCTGCCGCACAAGTGCCAGGAACAGCATCGCGGGATCTTTGCCGATCGCGCCCTCCTTTCCGAGAAGATGGGCGAGCAGCTGGCCGCGTGGGCTCGAGGCGGGAAGGCCGCGGCACCGGACCAGGCACCGGCCGACCAGATCGACAGCCTGCTCGACGACGCCCGCGTGGCCGCGCTCGACGGCATGGAGGCCTACGCCGCGCACTTCAAGGCCCTCACCCGCGAGCAGCAGGTCCGGCTCGTCGACAGCGGCGAGCACGAGAAGAACAAGCAGGCCGCCGCGAAAGCCGACGCCCCCGCAACCACCGAGGACGACAGATGACCGCCGAAACTACCCTAGCGGATCGTTACGGGGCGGGTGTTGAGAAGGCTGGGGTGCGGGCATGAACCGACTCGATTGGTGGATATTCGGCAACGGCTGGGGGATGAAGTCGCCCTATTGCGACGACCGCTTCTATTGGCTGGTGGACACGTCGAAGGGACGCGAAGTCGGCAAAGGCGCGTTCTACCGCGCGGGCTACGGTTTTGGCGCGCAGCTCCAAAGCATCCAGTGGACGCATCCCAAGCCGGGCGAGACGCGAAGGCTATGCGGGCGAAACTTCCGCCCGTTCAACAGCCACCGCCGTTGGGGGCGCGTTGAGGTGTCGTGGGCGATGACGCTACCGGCTGGGATTGACGATGCGAACGCCGCTCTTCGCCACCTTGAGAGCGACCTGAATAGCACGCTGCTAGAGCCGACGCTTTGGCTCAACCGCGTCAAGCCCCTCCCCACCCCCGGAGGCTCAGATGACCGGTGAACGCTCCCGCATCATCGAATTGCAGCGTCAGTTGAGCATCGCTCGCAAGTACCTCACGGCGTTGGCTGAGGGCTATCGCGACCCCGTTGGGATGGCCTCGGAGGCGCTTGAGATGATGCGGCCAATGGACCCGAAGGCCCCGCTGCAGGGCCTTGTCGGTCACGAGAGGAGACCCCACCCATGACTGACCTTTCGGCACTGGCAGAGGCGGACGTTCTCGCCATCGTGGCTGCTGCCGAAGTGCAGTCATCGGTGAACGTCGACAGCGGCATGCTTCTCGCCATCATCCGCGAGCGGAACGAGGCGATCGGACGCGGCGAGCGCCAGTGGGCCGGCTGGGTCAAGTGCTGCGGCTACACGATGACGATTGACCACCCGAGCACGTGGAGGCTGTCGGCCCACGCCGATCCCGGCCCGACGATCACCACCGCACACACCCCGGAGCCCTCCCATGACTGACGCTGAGACGATGTACGTGCGTATCCACCGCAAGTCTGACGGCTTGCTTCTGGTTCGGTCTGACGGGTCATGCCGTTTCCTGACGATGTGGGAGCGGGTCCAGTTGGCTCTATCGCTGACGACGGCGGCCCGCCTTGCAGGAGCGCCCCATGACTGACGCACACGCGCCTGACCCGCTTGCCGGGTGGGACGGGACAATCTGCCCGCCCCATGAACTGCTGCCCGGCACGCCCCCTGTCATCCGCGAGCTTTGTAAGCGGGCAAACGAGTGGAACGCCGAAGGGGATTTTGCCGGTGAGGTTCTGGCGCTGCTCGCCGCATACCGCGCAGCCCTCACCCAGGAGCCGACCAATGCCGACTGACGATACGGTGGAGAAGGTCGCGCGGGCGATCTGCAAGTCACGCACTGGAGACGGCTGGCGCTGCTGCCAGTGGCCGTCTCAGGGTGGCCGGGTAAGCTGCACAGCGAAGACGGGCGCATACGATGACGGAGCCCGCGCCGCCCTAGAAGCAGCCGAGGCGGGGGCGGTGCCGGTGGCGTGGCGGTGGCGCTACGATAGCGAACAGACGTGGACGCTGGCGAACCGAGAGCCGAAGTCTTGGCCGGACAGGATCATCGAGCCCCTCTACGCCTCCCCTCCCTCAGAAGCGTCCAGAGAGGCAGTGGAGTGGACCGCCTATACGTTGACGGTCGAGCCGCAGGAGGACGGGACTTGGCTCGCCACATGCCCTGACTTGCCGGGCTGCATCGCGACTGCTGACACGCCGGATGCGGCGCTAGGCCGGTTGCGCGACGTTCAGGCGTCATGGCTGGCCGTCTGCCATGAACGCGGGATCAGGGTGCCTGAGCCAGCCACCGCCATCCGCGCGAGGGGGGAGACATGAGCCGCCAGCCGGCACACCCCGACCTGTTCGAGACCCAGGCGCCGCCACTCGCCCCCGAGCAGCGCGATCTCCTCCGCCCGCTCGTCCATGCTCTTGCGCGGATCGCCGCCGCCGAGGACCATGCGCGCGAGACCAAGGAGCGCAAACCATGCGAGCGGTGATCTACGCGCGCTATTCCAGCGACAAGCAGTCGGACCGGTCGGTAGAGGATCAGGTGGCGCTCTGCGAGGACTTCGCCCGGCGCGAAGGACTCAACGTCACCGCCCACTACGACGACCGCGCGCTGTCCGGCGCCTCGACGATCGGCCGCCTTGGGCTGCAGCGCCTCATGGCCGACGGCCGCGCCCGCAAGTTCGACATCGTGCTCGCCGAATCCCTCGACCGCATCAGCCGCGACCAGGAAGACCTCGCCGGCATCTACAAGCGCCTCAGCTTCTTCGGCATTGAAATCCGCACCGTGGCCGACGGCCGCGCCGGCGACATCCACGTCG